TTGATGGTGGCCTCGAATGCCTCGACAACCGGCCACTGGTAGTTACCCTTCAGGCCGGTGAGCAGAGGCTGGCCGAGTGTCTGGAGGATGGTGTTGGCCCACAGAGGCTCAACAATCTGACCCGTAGTGATGGAGAACGGGTTGGTGCCTGTCAGACCGGGAGCAGCGTAGCCGGACGTGTTGCCGCCGAAAGCGTCACGCTTGATCATGCTGCGAGCGATGGTCATCTCGAAACGCTGGCCGTTGCTGATAGCCTCGCGCATCTTCTGATTCATGTCCTGAACGTTGTCCTCGCGCACCTTGCCCAAGAAGGCGGTGTTGGCCTTGATTTTCATGTCAAGAATCTGCTGCTCGCGCTCGAGACTGCGAATCTCGGCCTTCTCAGCGTCGGTGTAACTCTCGCGCTCTCTGTCTTTTTCAAGACCTTCGGCCAGCTCCTCACGGCGCTTGCCGATAGCCTCAAGGCGGTCGTAAGCCGCGCGGAAATCAAATACTTTCTTTTCCATATCTAAATATATTTAGTGGTAAATAATTAATTGATGAACTCTCTCAGTGTGTCTGCCGCTCTGCGGAGCTGCGCCACCTGCTCGCGCTTCAAGGCCTCGCGTTTCTTCGCCTCTTCTGCCTGACGGGCGGTTTCCTCCTCGCGCTGCTTGCTCTCTTGGGCCTCACGCACCATTTTCATTGCGATGCGGTCGAAGGTATAGCCGTCAGGAGCCTCGCGAGCCACGCACTCCGTCTGCTCATACGCGGGGTCTGTGGTAAAGGTGAAATCGTAAACATTGTCAATACGCTTCACGTGGCGCAAAAGAATATCATCGCCGTCATCGTCTTTCTTGTCCAGACGCTCGTAGCTCACGGCGTTCTCGCTGTCGCTCTCATCGGTGGAATAGATGAATGAGCACCCTGCAATATCACCACGGCTTACCAGTTCCAAAGCCTTGTCGCCGTCAACCGTGTGCGGCATTTCTGCCCAGAACTTCACTCCCACCTTGTCAACCTCGTAGCTTAAAGTACCATTGCCCTTGTTGCTTCGTGCCAAAACCAACTGGCGGTCGTGGAACATCGTGAGTTTGATGTCCTGCTTGTCAAGCATCTCACGCGTCACGCAGCCCGGCTCGAGGATCTCATAATAAGGATTCCACCAGTCGTGCAACAGGACGCTGCGGACACCAAACTTCAGCACGTAGCCCTCTATGGTACGGCTCTCGGAACCTCCCTCTGACTCGCGGACGTGGAGGCCTGCCTGAAAGCTGGCCTCCCTGCGTATCATCTTTACCGTTATTTTGTGTTCCATATCGTTTTAATTTATTTTATCTTTTCATTATACTATTTTAACAGTGCCTTCCCGTTTTTGTCTGACAAAAATCGGTCAACGCCCTTTCTCCAGCTTCTGATTGGGGTCGGTGCCCCACAGCTTGCCGCTCTTCAATGGGACGAGGTTCGCGCTCACCAATGCAGTGTCACCTCCGTCCGTCGACGGCATGTTTTCCATCTGCCGGATGTCATTTGCACTCATCGCTCCGATCTCCTCCATCGTTTTGTAGTAGTTGGCCTTACTCTGGAGGTCGAGGGAGTACACGCCACTGCGGTCATACATGATCTTGGCCTTGCCGATGCCCTTCCTGCCGATGAGCTTGCGGTTCAGCTCCGCCTCGATGCGCTTCAATATCGGGTCCTGCGTATTGACGAGGTAGTTACGGTTGGCATTCTCTGCGCTCTTATAGTTCGTCGAGGTGTCAGCGAATACAAACGACGGCTCGACACCGAAGAAACGGCATATCTCGATGACAGTAAACTTACGGCTCTCCAAGAACTGCATGTCGGCGGAGCTCATGCTCACCGTCTTCACGTCCACTTGTCCGGGAAGACTGACGAAGTTCCGGCCTTTGATGCGCTGGTCGAGGTCGTCGGCCAATGTGCTCAGCTGGTCGTCCTGATATTCGCCGTAGCCGGTCACGCCGTTCTTGTCGTTTGTCACGAAAGCCTTCACATTGCCGCCGTTGGAGAACCGGCTCGCGGTCTCACCGTCTCCGGCGGTCGCTATCTCGATGGTGCGGCGGGCGTGCTCAAGGACGCTGATGCCGCGCTTGCCGTTGTGAGAGTGAAGGAAGAGGTGGATGATCTCGTTTTCATGGAACGTGCCGTCCACTGCGTTGTAGGCATCGTGGATGGTGTACAGGTCGTTGAGGTCGTCATAGTTCACGAGCCACGGCCGGCACAGCACGAGGTCGGTGACCTCTCCGTCAACCTTGCGCGGGTAGATGTATGCGTTGCCCCATAGGAGCATGTCCTTCACAGCCATAGACCACATGGTGTATGAAGACATCACCGGAGTAGGCTCAACAGACAGCATGTACTCCATCGGAGAGTTGTCAGCGATGGCGTACCGTCCGCCCTTGTGCAGCATGTAATGAAGAGGGAGACCGGCAACACTGTCCGACAGTACGCTCACGCACCGGTAGACCGTTGCCACGGCCATGTAATCTGTGCCTCCCGTGATCTGCAATGGAGAACCGTAGCGAGGCCCCGTGCCCGAGGGCTGGGTCTCGCTGCTGTCCCGACGCATGACACGCATCTCATGGCGGAAACCTTTGCCTATGTTGGAGAATATACTCAAAACCGATCCTTTACTTTATTTGTTCTCGTTTATGCGCCCGATATGCCATTTGCCGCACCAGGTGCATTGATATGGGCGATAGCCGTTGTCGCGGAAATAGCGGCGGCTCTCGATGTAGTTGTCCGCGCTCGCCTCGTTCTCGAAGGCCTGCTTGGGCTTCCATCCGCGCTCACCGTCTCTGTGACAGTAGTGCTCTCTCGGAATGAGCCTGTGCTCCCTCGGCCGTTTATCATGATATAACTTGTTGCCCATATTCGTAAATACGGAAAACTAAAGAATATCGGAGCCGTCAGCAAAGCAGGCAAGGCCCCCGCCTCGTCTTTGTGCTTAGAGGTTGTGCCTCTTCCCGTCTCTTTCCGCCCCGTCCTTTCCCGTCCGCTGCCGTTCCGTTCGCTGCCCTTTCATGGCAGCGAAAAAGTTCCATAAACACTTGTTTTTCAGCTACTTTTTTCGTATCTTTGTCATATAGCTAATCGTTCTTTAATCAGTAGTATCATGCGCATATTCATTCCTAACAACAAGCGCCAGCAGCGCTATTCCGACTGCGAGGTCTTCATGGAGATTCTTCTTGTAGTCTCCGTTGTATTTTTCATCGTCGGCATCGTATGGCTGTGCAGCCTCGTCCATCCTGCCCTCGCGCTGACGGTGGCGGCGTTGCTCACGGCAGTGTTGTCATCGCTCGCCGTTCTCTATTTCAGAGGCAAGGCAATAATAGAACAGCAGGACGATGATAGGCCAGAAGCATAGCCCGGAATACGAACGGTGGATTCATTCCGCCGTATGGCAGAAGCTGCGGAGAGCGAAGCTCGCGCAAAACCCATTGTGCGAGGACTGTCTCGAGCAAGACAAGTTCGTATCGGCCACGGAGGTGCACCATGTCTATCCGGTCGATGACGCGATGAACAAGGCGGAGCGAGAGAAGAGAATGTTCGACTTCCACAATCTAAGGGCACTTTGCCACACCTGCCACGTCAAGGAGCACCAGATGCTCGGACGCAGCGGAAGCAAGAAGGCGGCAAAGAAGAAAAACACGGCTCGCCTATCAGCATTCTGCAATAAATTCGGTATTAACAACAACAAAGATGAGCAGACAGAAGAAGTTCTCGCCCGATGAGGAGGCGCAGAAGAAAGCGTCGTTCCTCTCAGCGCTTAAAGCGTCAAAGGGCATCATTCAGACGGCGTGCGACGCGTGCGGCATCACGCGTGCCATGTTCTACCGCTGGCGTGACGGCGACTCCGACTTCAAGGCGAAGTACGATGAGGTCAACGAGGGACAGATAGACAAGGTGGAGAGCAAGCTCCTGAGCAAGATCGACGACGGGGACACCACGGCCATCATCTTCTATCTGAAGACGAAAGGAAAGAGCCGCGGATATTCCGAGCGCGCCGTCGACAACGGTCATCAGCTGGCTCCCACGCAGCAGCAAAATGAGGCTCCAAAGGCGCAGAACAACGCAAAAGATGGCGCAAAGGCTATCGAGAAGAAGGTCTCGTCAAAGAAGCGGTATATCATCAAACTGCTCAAGGATAACGGCAAATTCGCAGCGGAAATGACCTATCAGGTAGAGATTACCGCGCGTCTGCTTGTCAGGGCTGAGCAGCAGAGCGAGGAGATGGCAGCGCCCGGTTACAAGCCCATCACGGTGGAATACAGCCGCGAGGGACACGAGAGGCGAGCCGTGAACCCCCTCGAACGGCTGCACGCTGAGACGCTCCGGCAGGCACAGAGGGCACTCGCCGCACTGGGCATGAACACCGACTCAAAGCAGAAACTTGAAAACGCTGACGACAGTCTGCAAGACTTCATGGACGCTTTCAAGGACGACGACAAAGACGAATAAGGCATGGACACAGAAGAGAAAAAACAATGGTACGCACTCAAGGACAAGGCAGCCAAGGAACTGAAGGCGCTCGTCGATGACCATGACATGAAGGCTTTCGACGGCACCCCGGTATGGAAGCTGCTCATTGATACGGACGGACGCATCGTCGACTACATCCTCTCCGTATGCAACGACCCCGATGCGCACAATCTCTACGAGATTCTCGGCATAACACGCTCCATAAAGATGCTCACAAAGTATGCCTGGAACAAGATGAAGGTCAGAAAATTCTTTAAGTTCTACGAGCATCTGAAATTCGACGGTGAGGGAGGAAGACGCTGCTACAAGCTAACGCCCGTGCAGGCTTTCCAATTCGCCAACATCTTCGGATTCCAGGACACGAGTAACCGCCGGTTATGCCGCAACGCTTATCTCTTCGTTCCCCGAAAGTTCGGAAAGACAACCTCCGTTGCTTCGTTGGCAATCTACGATTTGCTCTTCGGCGACAACAACGCTGAGGCGTATGTCGGTGCCAACAGCTACAGACAGGCAAAGGTATGTTTCGATGAGATTCGAGGCATCATTCAGTCCATAGACCCATCCGGCAGACATTTCAAGGTCAACCGGGAACTTATTAAGTGGCTCGGACTCGGACATGACAGCTTCATCGAGTGCCTTGCCGCCAACGCACGCACAAGGGACGGATTGAAGGCTTCGACGGTAATCATCGACGAGTATTCACAGGCACGCAACTCGGCAAACAAGTCTGGAGCAGACCTCAAGAACGTCCTTACATCATCCATGGGCACACGCAAAGAGCCACTCACAGTGGTCATAACGACGGCTTCGGATGTCATAGACGGACCATTCAAGCATGAGCTTGACGGCGTGATGAGGGTGCTCCGGGGAGAGATGGAGGATGACCGGATGTTCGCTTCGCTCTTCATGCCGGACCCCGACGATGAGGACGGAGACCCACGGACATGGCGGAAGGTGCAGCCGCACATCGGAGTGACCATCCAGCCCGACTACTACGAGAACGAGTGGAAGACGGCACAGCTATCCGAAGAAAATATGCTCAACTTCCGCACGAAGATGCTCAACGTCTTCTCCGTCAACACGGCGCGCACATGGATGGACTACGACAAGGCCAACGAGCTCCTCGACAAGGGCTGTTCGCCGCTGGAAGCTGCGTTGCAGGCTCCGGCTCCCGATAGGGGCACGCCACGTCTCGACTGCGCAATAGCCTTCGACCTCTCGGTGCATGATGACTTTTCGGCCGTTACTTACACCGTATGGAGCAAGACCGACAAGAAGTTCTATGCGCATACCGACTACTATTTCCCCGAGGGGGCACTCAAAGGCCATCCCAACGAGACGATATACCGGCAATGGCACGAGCAGGGCGACCTCAAATTCTGCAAGGGCGACATCATCGACATGAGGCAGATAGCCTCTGACATCATCAGCAACGCGAAGAAACTGCACGTCATACGCATGGGTTTCGACGCGTACAAGTCACGTGAGCTGGTCAACATCCTCTCATCAGCGGGGTTCCGTGGAGTGCTCATGCCTTATTCGCAGACCTACGGCTCCTTCAACCTGCCCGTGGAGGCCTTCGAGCTGCTTGCATGGGGCGACCCCGTGGGCATCGTACTCAACGACAACCCCATTAACGCCTATTGCCTCTGCAACTGCGTCATAGACGAGGACCGCCTCGAGAACAAGAAGCCCATCAAGATCTCGCAGTTTCGGAAGATCGACGGAGCCATCACGCTCCTCATGACGCTCGGCCTCATGAGCGCTTATGAGAGATAACACAACCTTTAACATCAGCCATCAAGAAGAAATGAGCAATCGAGACAACAAGACGGTCAGAGTATCATGCAGAATATCACAGCCCGACTTCATGCTCCTTGAAGCCGTGGCCAAGCGCGGAGGATATGCCACCATCTCCGAACTCATGCGTGATGCCCTCATTCACATATCCCATACCGTACTCAATCGTGCGGCATACCCAAACCGATCCACAGAGCTGGCCACCCCGGAGCCATTCCGCCCCGTGGGCTGCGGGGTGGAGGGAATGACCATCGAGGCCGACATCCGCTCCCTCTTCGACGAGGCGCAGTCCATGGGCAACGAATTCGAGGACGACATGCGCAAGCGGAAAAGCAAATAGAAATGTTAAATCTTTCCCTTGTAGTATAAATTATTGTACTAATTGTTTGGTTAGTACAATAATTTGTATTTTCTTTGCATTAAAGAAAGGAAAGAGTATGGAGACAATGCAAACTACCAAGCAGAAAACAATGAAGCAGCAGATGGATGACATCCTGCTTGCCATATCGTGGGGCAACCTTGCAAGGACTTATTTCACCAAGTCGGCATCTTGGTTCTACCACAAGATGGACGGGCGCGATGGCAACAATAAGCCCACTGAGTTCAACGCCGAGGAGCGTGCCCAGCTGAAGGGCGCGCTCACCGACCTGAGCGACCGCATTCGCCGTGCGGCTGATTCCATAGAGATTTAGGCCGGGGTTCGTTAACACTGCCTCGTTTGACAACAAGCCGTCCGTTGGCCTACGGACGCACAGCCTCGGAGTTACACGCTCCGGGGCTTTTCTATGCAAAGAAAAGCCCCGGCACGGCTCAGTGTCGGGGCTGAGTGTGATTAAGAAACCATTATCAATCAAGCATAATGGAATGAGCCAATCTGACGGGCGATGTCCTGGCAGGCATCGTTGAATATCTTCTTTTGCTCCTCGTTGAGAGTGTAAACCTTACCACGTACGCGATAGCCGTTGATGCGCTGGTGCAGCCATGCGGCACTCTTGCCAAAGTAGTGGCGGGCAATGTAGGAGATGGGAAGCAGATCGTACTTCTCGCCTAACTGCTGACGGATTGTCTTTACAACCTTATCGGTCTCGTGCAGGTGGCGCATGACGAGTTCCTCGGCTGCTTTCCTCGCATCATCACCGCCATTGGTCTTGAGCCATTCGACAATCTCCGCGCGCCGCTTGGTGCTTGACTCATCATCCTTACCTAACAGTGTATCAAATTCATTAAGTTTTTTCTGATACTCTTCCATAATCATATTCTTTTGTGAAAGCCCTCCTCCTATGTGGGGAGGGCTCGGTTGTTACTTGTGTTCCCTTACTTCTTTATAGAGCTTGGAGAGGTCGTCAAGTCTCATGTCTATCTGTCTCTCGATGTGCTCTGACTTCAGCAGTTCTTTGAGCTCCAAAAGCTGCTTAATCTCTTTTTCCTTGCGAGCAATGAGCTGCTCCATTTCTTCTTTGTCCATTCGCTTTGATTTTAATGTTAACAATGTTGTTTCTTAATCACACTACAAAGATACATAATTAATTTTATATGTGCAAATATTTAGGTGACTATTTCATATAAAAGTTTATATGTGTGGTTTTGAACCGATCTCTGCCTTCTCCATCTCCCTGCCCACCGTGTCATCGAGTAGCTTGGCATAAGTGCTCCGTGTGATGCGTGTCGAGGAGTGACCCAATATCTTTGCCACCGTCTCCATGTCCACCCCGGCATTGAGCAGCATCGTAGCCCCCGTATGCCGTGCCCAATGAGTCGTGATAGGCTTGTCAACACCAGCCGTCTGAGCAACAACCTTCAGATACTCGTTATACTTCACATTGCTGAGCAGCGGCAACTTGCCACCATACTTCTTCAAGACAGCCAAGGCAGGTTTCAAGAGCATGAAAGTGAACTCCACCCCGGTCTTTCCTCGCTTGCCCGTGTACATCATCCGACCGTGCTCTTCCTTTATCTTGCTTGCATCGAAGGCAACGAGGTCTTTATACGAAAGGCAAGTGCATGCTTGGAATACGAACAGGTCACGCACCCGGTCAAGGCTCTCCGTACCCATTTTGGCGGTCTCTATTGAGTGAAGTTCGTCCTTGGTGAGGTATTTATGCAGCCCGTGGCTCACCTTGTCCTTCACGATATGCACCCATTTATACGGATTCCGTCTCAGATAGCCCTCACTGATGGCATCGAGGATGAAAGAGTTGAGGAAGCGGTGATAATTGTTCCATTTAGAATAATTGCACATCCCTTTCTTCTTCAAGGCCTCGTCCATCAAGAGGATGTTCCGCTCCGTCACGTCAGCAAAGCTCTTGATACCGCCCCACTCCCGGAACCACTTCAAGAAGCGGTCGTAACGCTTGCACGTATCATCCATGCGCCCGTACTGGCGCACTTTCGCGCGCTCCTCGCAATACTCGTAGAACGTCTTGCCTACGTCATCAAGACGCTTCATCCTCGACGGAATCTCCTGAATGTTGAGACACCCTTCCTCTAACATGTCGTTGATGGCCTTCAGAACTTTGTTGCGCATTGCCGTGAGTGCCTTGTTCAGCTCTATGGCATCCGTCCTGCCCGTCACCATGTCGCCGCGCCATTCCTTGGGCAGCACCTTGACACCCGTCGACAGGTACTTCTTCTTGTAGTCATAAGAAACACGAATCTCAATGACGGCAGCCTTCGTCTTTGTCGCCGTCTTCTTTCTGTTGTACACAAAGCCTACAACCGGCATTCTGTCATTCTCCATTGTCTTGCGTTTATGAATTGGTAAATTATCATTTTTAGCAGTGGTAAACACTGACCGCAGGAGTGGTAAACACAATGGTAAACACAAACCGCCTAATGTTTGCCAATGATTACCAAAGATTACAACTCATTTTCGTTTGGTTGCTATCCCCTTATTACCCTAATTACCAATCATTTACACGCAAACAATTTCGTAACTTGCTGACTATGAACGAAAAAAGGAAGCCTTCATCAGACTTCCTTTTTGACTTAATAGCGGAAGATGAGGGATTCAAACCCCCGATACCCGAAAAGGGGTATACCGGATTTCGAGTCCAGCGCATTCGGTCACTCTGCCAATCTTCC